GTACGCCGTATTTTTCACCGGGACTCAACATAGGATCTGGTACTGGATTCTCATTTGCATCAGCCCCAGCAAAACTATCAATCAATTTACGATAGGTAACATCAGTAATAAAACTATTAGCATCATTTGTAAGTACTGTTTGAAATTGGTTGTGGACACAGTCTGTGTTATAGTTCTGATCATAATCAATATGAATAACCGTATCCGAACCAGAAACATAACCAGTACCATTGTAAATAGCAAATGAACTAGGACCCATTAGTGCAACATATGGAATACCACTTGATCTTGGGTCAATAATATATTGAGCTATCGCGTTACAACTTAATGTTTTTCCGACTTCTACATTAATAGAATTTAAACCACGAACCCAGAAGAAATACAGAATCTCATAATAACCCTGTTGATTCATCTTGGATTCAAGGGTATAAGTAGTCGTCGACAATGGTGTACCTGGACCAGTATATCCGATTGGTGGAACATTACTTGAAATCCACTGGTAAATGTCAACTCTACTTCCTGGGAATACGCTACCCCATCTTCTACTGGTATAGTTGATATCATTCTGACCTGGATCAATAAACCTAACAGTATCTGTATCCCACCAGATAGCACCTAATTGACCAGAACCCCAACTGTCTCCATTATTATGAATAACACCAACATTATAATTAGCAGGATCTACTGCTCCAATGTAATCAATATTTTGTGCAGCAGCCCCTAGTATTTTACCTTGTAATGGATTAATACAGTCAAAATAATACTGTTGTTTTCCCGTGGTAATATTATACATATATACCGAGTTAACACCATGACTGTCAACCGCCGGTTCTTGAATGTGAACTACCTGCCAACTTGGTTGATCGTTGGTATTCTTGTATTCAAAAACTCTACCAACATGGGATCTTGACGGTGAACCCACTATTAAACTGGACCCAGAATAATTAACAGACTGTCCGAATAAGTCTTGATTTCTCAGAGTGCTGTTGAAAATCTGTTGACCAAAGACAAATTTTCCTGGATTAATAGCAGAAGAATTCGCCGACGGTAGATAGTCATAGGTAAATGCTACACCAGAACCAAAAATAGTATCTGAGAAAATGGTGCTTTTGCTATCAAAATAAGTGGTACCTGAATCAAAAGATATTAACTCGTATACATCACCGTTTGGACATCCAACAACCAGACTCTTAGATGTCTTATTGACATTTAATGAATATCCAAAGTTAGCAGAAGATGTTGGTTTTGGACTTGTGATATTCTGAGCAAATACAAATGTGTTAAAACCTAGTTGAACAAATGAATCGCCAACTCCTGGAATTACCGACAACTCGTTCTGTCCCTCAGCGTTTTTATTGTATTGAGCCTCAGTACCTACTACCTTAGCAGCAATAGTCATTCGTCCAGACACAACAGTAATACCAACATTATTAGCTGGAGCCTTGTTGAATCTGATAACTCTTAGATCGTTGTCATAAACATACTGATCTGATGATACCACTTGATTATTAAATAATACTAATGTGTTGTAAGATGCCGCTTCTGAATATATTGAACCAACATTAAACACGGTAGTCACACCGTTACCAGTGAAATACTGGTTATTGGTAACTTCAGCATTAACATTAGGAATTGCTGCCAAATTAATGGCATCAACCAAACCTGCTACTGTATTATTAGTTGGTACCGTAACAACCATACCGTTGACTAGTATAGAATCTCCAGTTGTCAGCATTGGATTGGCAACGGTTGTTGTTGTCACACCATAAGCACGACTCTGATTGACATAACGGTATACAGAACCAGCTTCATCAACCGTGGTTCCGTCTAGAGGCGCCCCAATAAAGATCTCATCATTAGATGGAGAAAAATCAGAACAATAACCAAAGTCACTCGCTATTGATTCACCCGTTGTTAATTTCTGAGTGAATTTAAATTGTGTAGTGCTGATATCAACATTGTCCCCAACAACTAAATTGACTGACGGACCAATAACAATAATATCACCAGAAACAGTAAATTGTCCGTTGGCATAATATTTGGTGTTTGTTAATGGAACATTGTTAACCAACACGGTCACTGGTCCATTATTATTTTCAGGTATTAAATAAGTTTTTACTGACGCATCCACCACTTGATGAGTGTATGTCAATCTGTCATAAACATATACTGACCCTGTGTTTATTCTATTAGAGATTGATTTAGGAGCGCCAACAACCAGTTGACTACCAGTAGTAGAACAACTAACAGACTGTCCAAATCTACCGTCGGTAATATTAGCATTAATCGTTGCTGCATATTGCCAATAAGATTGGGTTATTACTTCGACTCTTGTACCAGGTGTAATTGGTTTGGTAATAGTTAAAACACGACTATATTGGTCAAAAGTGTAGTCAAGATTCGGTCTTAGAATATTAGTTCCTAGTTTAACTGTGAAGGAATCAATATTGAAAGAACTATATAGGTACGATATTAATAAGAACGACTGAACAGCATCATTAGTTATTGTCAACTCCTTTAGAGTTCTTCTTGATATAATAACCGGTTGGACAGAAGTTGGTAATGTGTCAGTCGTCAATACAACATCACCTTGATCTAGTAAATAATCCTTAGGATAAGATAATTCCTTCCCAGCTACCATTACTAATAACTGTTCTGGGAATTGACTATTAATTAAAACTGAGTTACTATAGTTGAATCTACGAGTTTTTTTGTTCCCATAATATGTAACTGACTCGTTAGGAACCGTGACTCTAGCATATGCTACTACCTCTCCAGCAGCTGGAGCACCAACATATAACCACTGTTCATTGAAACTAATATCTATTGATGATCCATATTCACCAGTCGACAGAACATCACTATAGGAATATGTTTGATTATTTTGTGTTCTTTGTATTTTTGCCAGTGGTGGGATTAATACTTGGTCACCAAAGTAATCTCCAATGGAGGAGGATAACGATAGGGTCAATACATATCCCATACCGTCATTGCTTTGATTGGCACCAATGGCGGTCATTGTGTTTTGACCTACTGCTATTGCCGAACCAAATGATTGTGTTCCTTCAACATCTAAATTAAACTCAGTTAAGAACACATAAGGTTGGTCTTTTGTATTATTAGGGTCTTCTGACAACACATAAACATCAACCGTTCCAACTCCATTATTGGATCCAGGAATACCTACCAATGCCACTTGATCACTGTATGTCTGACCCAACGAATATTCAAACGAATCTACCGTTTTTGCATTGTGTGGCACAAAGGACTGAATATAATCAAATGGTTGTTTCTTAGATAAAACTTCCCATAGACCATATCCATTATTATCTACCCATATCAGTGAATCAAAGGCAAGTTCGGTGGCAAATGGTAAATTAGCCACATCACTTGCCTGAGCAACTCTAGTTGTTTGTAAATAAAATGCTATACCATTAGCATATACAGTAGTCTGATTGGATTTTGTAAATGAGTATGAAATAGTAATCGTGCTGATACCAGGTACACTCAATACACGATAAACTCCGTCAATTGAAGAATTGACATATCTGATAACTATGATATCACCAACAGATAAACCATGTCTGCTAGAAAATTGAACAATCGCTGTATTATTCAAATTATTAGATACTTGAGTTACTTGACCTGGGATTGTTTCACATCTGTAAATTCCCCAGTTGTAACTATTGATTTTAGCTGCCCAAATAGTAGTACCTCGTCCAACAGAACTCATTTTCTGTACTAAAACAGACGGATCATTAATATCATAAACGGTAATATCAACATCTTCTAAATCTACATAACCAGCGGTAGGTAGTGCTGTGTCAGCAAAACTCTTAGTAGTCACTGGGAAAACATCGGGTGTAGTAACAACTGCAGAAGTTCTCCAAATATCAGACACTAGAACAGTCTGATTAGCAGCGCTAATCTGATAAGGACGAATTACTTCTACGGTTGATGGGTTGGAAGTAAGTTTTGCTTCATTTAATCTAAATTCAATGAAACTTCTATTGGCATTAGCCCCATATGTAGCTGACAATATCGCCCATATCTCATTGATATTATAGGTTCCTGTTTCCTTGTTTAGATCAGCATATGTAAATATTTCTGCTGCTCTAGTAGTTCCTTTAGTACCTAAAAATTGTTGGTATAGATTAACCTGACTAACACTGTCTAACCTTAAGTCAGTCATATATTGTCTTGGTCTGAATCCGATCAGACCATAACTTAATAAATCATTATCAAGATTTAAGTTAGCTTGATAAACATCATAACTATTTGCTAATTGATCAGAACTATTAGGAGGATTACTGAGTAATCCTAGATTAATTTTAGTGTAGTCACTTAATACCCAGTCACTGTACTCAAAATTAATTTTCGGACGAATAATATTAAGAGCACTCCAGTAATTATTTTTGAATAATACTATTTGTCCCTTTGTATATTTTCTATTAGGTGTCCATTCGTGAATCGTTTCCTTTCTATTAAGAACAAAACCAGGAGCATTTAATGTACCATCCCACTGTTCGGTGATCCACCCGTTGATCATTAGACGAATTTGTCTAGCAGCGGTTATTGGATCATAAATCAGATCACCAAACACCGTGACATTATTCAGTATCAAGATATCTTCGTAACTAACAAATTTCAACCGAGCAAATGATACGGTTCTGCCCGTTGCTGAAGTAATTGAAAAGTTATTACCAATGCGTTCAATAACCAAATCTCTGGTTGGTAAAGCATTACGATTTTGATCTAAAATGATATTACCAGGAGTAATACTCTCAACAGTATCTACCACCACTCCTGGTCGATACACGCTAAAGTTTACGCCAGCAGGATTCAGATTAATAACCGTACCAGGTGCCCATCCTTGACTACTAAAGTAAAGAAATTCTTGAGCCATCTGATTCCAGTCCATCAATCTTCCATTCTCAATTGAATTGAATGCTAGACCTAGACTTTCTAGATACAAACCATAACTCAGAATAAAATCTACCACTATGGTCGCATTGACAAATACTGTACCATATGGTACACTGATAGTTTTGTCTGTGTAATTTGCCGGTACCTGAACGGATAAACCACCGCTAGTAACCGTTTTTAATGTTCCACTACTCTGACTAAGGAATGCTGTAAAGTAAGGTTTAATATTATCATATCCGTTAACTCGGAACTGAAATTTATCAGTTATCTCAATGGTCAACGCACTGTAGACTACCTCTGAAGACGGTTGATTCTTATATAATGAAATAGAATAACTCTCGGGAGGGATATTTCTTTCTTTATTGGTATTATTAGGAATAGCGTGGTCAGCATATACTGTTAGATATTGTTTGTCAGTATAACCGCCCAAACGATATCCCATTTTAACCGTTAGATATTGCAGTTGCTTAGTTAAGTCCGCGGTACTATTTCTTCCTAGTTGTTTATTATAGTCAATAATCCAGTCAATATAACTTGCTTTACTAACACCATCACCATATACCTCAACTCCACCAGCACCTAAACGATATCTACCATCATACAAATACTGGTCTAAGTCATAGTTAAACTTATAACGGTCACGATCAACGAATAAGCTAAAGAACTCAGCTGGTCTTGTCAACGCAAGAAGTCTCATTACAGCAAAAGGATAAGCAGAACTGGTCCACCATGCCGCTTCTACCGGACTACCATCACCAGCTTTCCAACTTTTTCTGAATGAGTTTGAATCAAACTGTCCAACAACGCTAAACAGTGGTGATATTAACTGTCCTTCATCATTAACTGGTATAACATTAGTAAGTCCAGGTCGAGCATACTTTGGAAGATAGTAAGGAGCAACTGGATCAGCTACATAACCATTCTCAAGATCAGTCCATAGTACTAAATTTCCACTAGTATATGGAACTGGTCCATAACGATCACACCACCAACAGGGCATTTCACTGAACCCTAACATTTCCCACGGCGTTCTGGATGGATCAATGGTATCATAGAAATATTCGTAAACACCTCTCCAAGCCCCAGGCATTGTTTCTTCGTAGATGTTATCTACTTGGAAAAATTTATCTAGTTTAGTACCACACTCACTGTAGTTGTAGGTAAAGGAATTACTCTCAATAAAATCCTGTGGTTTGTAGTCAAGTTTATTCCAACCAACCCAACTTAAAAAATCAACCGACATAATATTATTGATATCAGTCTGACTATACCCTGTTTTTCTAAAAAATCCTGGAATAACATCTTCAGCAACCAGTGGTATAGGATTACCGTCAGTCTTTAAATTATTATAGATTCTTTTTTCAAATTCCAACAACACTTCATCTCTGATGTCATTGAATGCCACTGTAATACTACCGTCGTGACCTTGGATAACCATCGTTGGGTTTACATAAGTGGTATCTAAAAATATTTGAGGACGATATTTTGGATATAAACCTAGTTTAGTCGGTGTATTTGGTACGAAATTTCCAGCAGTATTTGAATATTCTCTAACCGTAATAACATAACCAATATTCAATTTGACCAAAACCTCAATCAAGGGTAGATCTGGCGAAACAACATAATCCGTTCCCTTTTCCAATAATACAGTAACACCGTCAACTGTCAAAAATACCAATAATGCTTGGAAATTAGCGGATGTGAAGTCGAAAACTTGATTAGTATTAAATACTCCATTGGTAAGTGGATTAACAGTGTAACTAGTTTCCTGATACTTGGATGATGATGGCAACATATCACTCCAATAGAAGGAATCGTAGTTTGTTTTTCCTAAATTAATTTGAGTGATACACTGATCTAGAATCTGACTAACGCTATGGAATCCAAATTCATTATTAACAACCGTGCTCAACAGTTGATTTTTGAACTGAGTATATTCACGGTTATTATATGATATAGCACCAAAAATATCGTACTCTTGACTTCTCATAAAGTATCCGGTTAATGTAAGCGGACTACTTTGTTGTAGAATTTGAAGTCCCCAAGGAACTAAATTTCCTAAATCACGAGTGTTGTTTTTACCATTAATGTTTCCTTCAAACCCAGGTTTAGTAACACAGATTGTGGAGTAATGATTTCTTATGGTTCCAAGACTAAACTCTGGGTTATTACCGTTCAGAGGATTATTAGTCAGATTCATTGGAACCTGATAAAATCCTGATTCACTAATTTGATTACTAATAACAACAACTTCAATTTTATCACCGATAACATAATCAGTTAACCAATTAATTTGCGTGTTATTAAATACAACTGACAACACATAATTATTAGGCGAAATATATTTCCCATTAATGAAAACTTGAATAGTTGTAACTATATCTTCATCAGAAACTAATACATCTAATCTGGTAGGATAACCATCATATTCAAATTCTAATTGTTGACGATCTATTGATTTAGTGGCGCCGTTCTGCCATCCTATCTCACGACTAAATTCTGTTCTTGAATAATACTGTCTGACAAAACCGTTACTGACAGGTTCAGTAACACTAATCTGATCGTTGACATACTTGAACTCTTGAGTATATAAATTATTATCAAATACAATGTCACCGATATTATTAATGCTGAAATATTTAAGTGGGAAACCCAAATACGGATCATCAAAACCAGTGGTACCAAGAGCATAACTAAACAGATATGACCCATAGAAATTTGAACTGCCGTATTTTTCTCTGTCAGCAAAACTAAAACCGTTTGGATCATATACATTGAAATAAATCTGTTGATTTATTTCAGTTTGTTGTTGAGCATAAATCCAAGTAATACCATCATAATAGAATGTTGCTCCACGAACACCATTATTATAATATTCAGAATTTTCTATCTTAGGAGCAGAATATGGTGTATCATCATATGGAACAGCATCATAACTACCAGATAGTATTCTTGTACCGTCATTACTAGCAATCTGTCCATCAAGACAAACAGTGCTATCGTCAACCTCAGCATAATAAATTGGTTCAAGATAGATGACCGGAAGCATTTGAGCATTGGGCGCAGAATATGGTGTGGTCGCATAAGGAGCATCATCATAGTCGCCATCATTAGGTGGGTCGTTCTGAATCAGTCTGACTTTGTAGATCGTTTTCCTAACGGTGGGATCTGTATCTGCTGCGAAAATAACCGTTGATCCCTCGACCAAAGTGTAATTGTCAACTATATAATTGGTAGCGCCGTTAACATTTAATAACGCATCAGTTTCTTGAAAATCAATGACATTGACTGGATCAAGTCCGTAAGTACCAAAATTGAATAATCTAAGACCTGGTTTGTATTCTAATATTGGACGACGCCCTTGAACTATAGTGTCTAACTCAACAATATTATTAGTGGTCTTATTATATTCGTTAGTAGCCAAAATAACATCAATATGGAACCAACGATTACTTCTACACCAAGGATTACGATCTAAACTGGATCTGTTACTAACAATGTATTCTGGATCAATTGGCGAATCAAAATAACTGTCATATCTACCAATGTCATAAGGAAAATCATCATAGGGTATCGGTATCTTTCTGAAAAATGGTTCGGGTACAACAAAATTAGTAACCGGAAGAAGTTTAATAGATGAACCAACTCCTTCAACATAATATTGATTATTAAGATATGACAACGGTTCAACGGAACCTTGAAAATGAACCTTTAACCCATTGGTAAAAACTACTCCATTTGGACTGGTATAGTTTTTTTGACCTATAATATCTTGATCAATTAGAATAGTTGTAGTTAAATCTTCGTTTATTAACTTGAATGATCCAACCATATTTGGATTCAAACTATCTTGATAATATAAAGTATCCAATACCGCTGTTAATAGTGGTACTTTAAGATATTGATCGTCATTACCACGATACCACTCAGTTCTTGAATATTGATCTCCAAATAGAATATCAAATTTGTCAAATGGGTTTATATTCTGAATAGCTATTAAATTGATAGTAGGAATTTCACGAATGACCTGATATTCAACATACCATTTAACCCAAGAATTAACTCCGGTTTCTGGTTGAAGAAATACTATTGTCCGACGATCAAGATTAGAAATTTGATCTATTCCATCTGGGTTAGATAACAAGAAATCTTCTACAGATATTCCTTGTAAATCAGAATAAGTCAGTGTATCAGATAATAGATCAACAGGACCTATTGATGTTAATCCTTCATAATAAAAATCTTGGTCTGTGGCTAACGGTATATCAAAAATAATTTCACCCGTGTTGGTGCCATTATTAGTAACACCCAATACATCTCGACTACTAATATTATGTGCTTCTGGTAATGTTCCAGATACTCCAGGTTGAGCTTGAATCCAAAAACCTGGTCCTGTTCCTGGGACAGGATCGACTACATTGAAATTACCTCTCATATTAAATTTGTCACTACAAACATAATATAATTGATCTGGTGCTGTCAATGGAACTGTGAATGCAATTAATCCATCTATTGCACCATTTCTCATAACACCAGTGTCATAAGTGTCGGTTAAACCTAAGGTTGGTTTAGTTTTGATATAAAAAGACGATGGACTTGAACATACATTATTAAATTGATATGTCTGTCCTCTTACTAATGTTAAAGTAGGATTATTTTGTCTATTAATAACGAACGCACTATTCGGAACTGGAGTAATATCACCAACAGTGTATACCGTTTGTTCTTTGTAACTCTGATCAACAATAAATTTATATCGTCCTCCACGGACTAAAGTAACAGTTGGATCATTACCAATAACTCTATTAAATGTGTAACCATTACTAGTTCTCGTCACATAAAATTCGTCAGTGGTAGGTATGGTTGTAGCGGAAACTACTACAGGAGCAGGACCACCGGGTAACCAATAATATTGAGCATAGTTTGTTAATTTGTCAAAATCAACAAACGGGTCCCAAGAATAATAATCACTTTTGAATAAACGATCAGCATTGTCAACCGTGCCGCCTTGAAGTTTAATGGTATCAGTGATGCCTGGATAGGTAATAACATCGCCATTTTGATTGGTGTCAGGTATTAATGAAACTACACAAGGGTCAAGTTGATAATCCTCCCTTTGTTTAGTTGGTTCACTGATATAGATGTCATTGGCATTAATTCCAGGACCAATTTTATTCCCAATATAACCCTGAGTTCTTTTGAAATCTGGATTTTGAACTACTTGGTCTAAAGTGGCTGCTAAAAATTGTTTATTAACAGGGGTTTGAAAAATCTCTGGTAAAAAATCTACGGTTCTTACTGTTGCCATTAAATTACTCCACTCCCTGGTGCCGTTCTGATATTAGTACTGGTCAATGACTGAATTATTTCAATGTCATTAACTGTTGCTGCATTAACGAAAATTTGGTTAGGTTCTGCTCTGATTTCATACAAATCACCAAATGATTTCTGAATATTTAATGGAACTAATACAATAGATGCCACAATATCACCGATATTATCATGAATATAAGATGATAACTCCGAGAAATAAAATGTTTGTCCAAAGTCCCAATTGTCAATAGAGAAAAATTTGTCCATATATGTTACTACTAAATTTCTTATTTCACTATTACTGACTACAGTTCCTTGTGCTGGTATAACTTTAATAATACCTCGTAAACTTTCGTCAGCTTTTGCTCCAAACAATGGTTTAAACTCAACCGAATTAATCACTAAGTTATCAGATATCATACGATAAGTTTGTAGATTAGCATAAGTCGTGGTTAAATAATTAATCGTTGGTGGTAATGGCATCTGAATAACACCGCTAGAATCCTTGATCCAGTTCTGATAAGATCTATAATATTCTAGTGTAACAACATATAAATCAATGATATTGGTACTACCAGGATTAATAATATTAGTCAATGAACTATTGTGTCTATATTGGAAGTATAAGTCTTGTCTACCAATTCTAGCAATAAATGAATTATCAACAACCAATGTTTTAACACCAGAAAAATCTTGTACTATTCTATAGAATACCTGATTAGTTATCAGAGCGTCAAGTTCAGCATAGGCATAAAATACTTGACCATCAAAATACTCTTCTTTATGTAACTCAATTTCATTTTTAGTAGGGTAGTTAACATTTACAATTCCCTTCTCTACTAGCAAGTATCTTTCTAAATTGTCAAAATCAACGGTCTGTTGTAGGAACACTAATTTAGCCGAAGGTCTGACATCTGGACGAACAATGATATCAAAGAAATCTGGATCAACAGGAACATTGTTAGCATTATTTTGTTCATACGACACTACTACTTGGAAATCATCCACATATCCATCACTTTCAACCGGTTGGGCAATGATAGGCATCGTGATGTTTTCTGGAAGAGGATAATTACTATCGGGAAGACTATTGGACTTTAATACTTTAATAAAGTCTTTGATAACCGTTCCTGATTTGGGGTCATATATAGGTTGATCAGTATAGAAGAAGAATCTTGTCTGAATAACACTACCAAAGAAGTATTCAAGAGACCTAGTAACTACAGTATATTTACCATCAGTGACTGTTCCTTGAATAAACCAACTAGCATCTAAGTTTAACCCTTCAGTATTACCTGCATATTCCAAACTAAAATTACTATCTACCGCTAAGTTTCCGGCAGTAATTAAATACCATCCAATAGTATTAGTATTATTAGTTCCGTCTCCATTCATACCATTATTATAACCTAGACCAAAGTTACGATTTAATAATATCTGTTGGACTACTTGGTCAATGACACTATTTGGAATGTCAGTAGCAAAAATAGGAATAACAATACTAGGTATTGCTCCAGTTGGAACAAAAGTATCTAGTACTACTGGTCCCTGACCGGTCAATAAGTTACCAAGTCCCTGGGATGTACCATCACCATAGATAGCATTTGGTGATGCCCAGATAAATTCCTTTCCTTCTACCGCTCCTATCAGACCTTGCACCAACTGATTTTCGTCATTGAAATAATATCCAGTGGGTGCTCTGAATTTGACCAAAGACCCTACCTGAATATACTTTGTGTTAGGTGTTGAAAACTGTCCAATGGACACGGGTATGTTTTTGTCGTTGGCAAAATAACCAGTGGTTTCATTTACCATCCTAGTACTTTCTACCCAATGAAGGTCCAATGATTCCAAACTAGATCTAGGGTAATTAGCATAATAAAACTGTCTAGATTGAACTGACGCTGCCTTTGGGTTTATCTCATTCGCAATTCCATTGTAGATTTCATTGCTAGATAACCAAGTAAATTCTAAACTGGGAAGATCATTGTTTTCATAGATAGCACCGTCACTGCTAAAAATATTTGTACTGGAATATTTTCCAGTTGGATCAACTAGATCTAAATTTCTACTGATACCAACACTGGTTCTATTAACAGCCGAACTTTTTACAATACTATTATAAGAAGTAAACGGAAAATTAGTGTAGTCTTCACCATTAACCATTCTATTCTGTGTGTAGTATCTAGACGGAGCTCGTTGTTTAATTTCTTGAATAGATTCTCTAGTCTGAGCATTAGTAACCGGTTCAGTAAGACCACAAGTAAAAGTAATAGTTTCAATTTGTCCAGAACGACTAACATAATTAATAGGAATAATAACGCTCTGCATATTAACAGGGTTAATAATATATTCTAAACCATTACTGGCTCTTACATAACACTTATATAGTCCAACAGGTATTTCGCTGAAAACACCATCACCAAAAATCAATGTAATTTGATCGTTGGATCTGCTGGTAACCGAAAAAATACTTCTTTGGTCTGGAGCTAACTGTTCTGTTGCGGCAGTATAAATGTTTTCTACATAAACCCATTCTTTAGCAATACTACCAACATTGTCAACCTGAAATAACCAACGATCTTGATTATTGATTCCCTCAATATTAATATCTACTGTTCTATTTGAAATTCTTTCAGGCAGATTGAAGTTCTGACTTTGCAATACACCTTGTTTGAAGGCAAAGAAATAACCAGTATTTGCACTGCCATATCCTAACCCATCATTACGATAAAGCATATTGAATATACCAGTAGGTTGAGGACTAGGTTCATAAATCAAACCAGCACTGGTGGCCACGGCATTTACCACCTCAAATGGCATACTAATACCATCAATGGTCGATGTAAATGGAACTATAGGCAAATAACCAGGTACAAAATTAATACCGTACTGATTGGTATTAACTCCTAAAATATCAACACTGTTTCCTGGACGACCTACTTTTTGGGAATCAACTAATGCTGCATTAATAATAGTGGTGAACTGTTCTTGCCAGTAATAGTTACTAGGGTCAGCCCAGTTAACTAGAATATTTGATAAGTTCAAACCATTATAGTCGTAGACATTTTCAGTGGTCTGAACACTTAAAATCTTTATAAATCCTTGAGCCGCTGTATTTCTTTTGGGAGTATAACTAACTAAATTTGCCAATCTAACAACACTGTCTCGTCTTTCGGCAGTGTCTATGTAATTTTCACGAGCATTTAAATCGTTGCGAAACGCCAAAGATTGACCCATAAAGGCCATAACATCTAACAATGCGATAAACTCAGAACTTTCTATATAATCATTGAATGTCTCAGGATAATAAGTCGTTAAATAATCAACAAATGTTTTCCTAAGCGACTCAAAGTCAAAACTCTGGAAATCTGCTTCCTGATAAGTCTGATAAATCTTTTTCCAATCTGCTACTCCAAAAATTGAGGTTTGTCTGAGTGTTTTTGCCACAATCAATTACTCCGATATTATGATAAGAGTATTTATCGTTAACTAAAACCTCGTTTTTAACTGTTTTTGTTAGATATATTCAGCAGATCTGGTATTCTGATTCATAAAAAGATTCAATAATTGAGCCTCAGTAGCAGGTACAATAGTAATAGCTAACTGAATAAGCACTCCATTCTGTTGTGGGAATAACTGAGCAGAATTCAAAAAAATCCTAGGATCTTGAGCACATACTCGTTGAACCTCGTTTAATATAGCTCGTTCAGTGTCCTGAGTCTGAGTTTCAAATACATAACTCATCAGTGTAGTACCATAATTTGGTTTACCAGGAACTTCACCTTGACGAATGTTAAACGCATTTAATAAATCTCGTCTGACTAAGTCGTCACCTACTAAAGTGAAATTTTTGTTTTTGTTAATTGAAGAATAACCAACGAATGTTGTCATATTTTAACCACTATAATAAATTTTAGAAACGCCTGGTACAAAAGCATCACCTAATTTAGCGGTGTCGCTTAACGATTGATTTGCCTTTGTGATATCTGATATTATTTTCGTCCAGAAATTTCCTGGGTAGGAATAAACTGGTTGAGGTATCTTGGGATTTCCTAATATTTTTTGACTAGCAATATCAACTGTACTTCTATTTACAGTGTCACTATATCCTATACCAGGTACTATACCACTTACAAAAGCGTTATTACCGCCAAATAGATTACCAAATATTTGAAGCGATCCTAATAAACTTCCCAAATTACCAAACATACCAGCGAAACTTAATATATCTGATATATTACCAACATTTGTAATACTGTTAATTGCACTAGGATTAAAATTACCAAAACTGTTAAGAAAATCAGTTGGGTTTATCTGTTGTAATAACAAATCAGATATTGATCTTGTTCCGGAACTATTGAATAAATCATTCAAGTCATTGTAATTGATAACATCACCAATGGTTGAATATTGATTAGTATAATTAATAGCATACTGAGCTGATTTACCATACGAGTTTAGTCCAGAACTTATTTGAGTCATTGGATTTAATAATGACTGAACAGTTCCAGAAGATAATCCACTAGTAGCGTTCCTCGTTGTTTGGGAATATGGTATAACGCCTACAATAGGATTGACCGAATTAACCGTACCATTAAATAATGAAGATACTCCACCCAACTGATTCAAGAATGTGTTTCTGCTATTATTAGTATTCAATGAAGTCTGAATTACTTGGTTGAATGCATTTTGATTGCCGGCCGCTGCCCATACTGATGTTATCTCAGGTCCAAATTTACCTGATGCTGATATTAACGCACCTAAATTTTTATCTACCTCGTTAACAGTGTCATTCTGAACTCTATTAAAGTTGTACTGAGCTAAATCCAAATTATTTGTAGCATTTTCATCAGTTACCCCTGTATTCAGTGTGTCGTATGAAGCTGTTGGAACTAAACTAAAAGTTCCATCACCAACTGTTCTGTTGTCCTGACTAACAAATACCGACTTAGAACCCAATGGTTGTAACCCTGTGTCAGTAAATATCCATGAACTGTCGTATGTCACTTCTTGTTCAGGAACATCCGTGATTATACCCGAAGCAACCATTGCTTGATAACCTTGTTGCAGTAATGCATTATTGGTTGAATCTTGTAAATTTTGTTTGGAAAGATACTGGTCAAGGGTTCTCACACCATTTTTACCAGTCCATAAACTAGGACTATTCATTACCTTAACAAAATCTACTGGAGAAAGATCAATATATCTAGCAGAAGTACCTGGTTTAACATAACCTGTCTTTTCTAACTGATAACAGGTCAGACCAAATTTACCCACTCCTTTTTCTTGTGATATTTCAACAAATGGTTGTTCAACTAAATTTACTATCTGAGCCTGTAATGCTTGAACTTGAAACGGTGATAACACAGAAACTGGTGTTGGGGAAATTCTTTCTCCCTTTGCTAACATAACATCTGTCTGATCCACTGGTTTCAGAATAGGGACATCCGTTAAATCCGGCATTGAGTTAATAATAGGAAGATTTTGTTCTATTGAAGCAATGAATGCAATTTCAGTAGGACTTAAATATCCATCATAACCTTGACTCGGAGTTTCTGTCTGAGCAAAAATCTGGGCTATAATAGCACCAGCCGGTCCAGCAATGGGAACGGTATCATTCCAAGTTCTATCAGCAGGCACTGGTCCAGGAATAGGTGGACCTGGTTCTGGGTTTGGTCCCGGATTCGGTCCCGGATTCGGTCCCGGATTCGGTCCCGGTCCCGGATTCGGTCCCGGTCCCGGATTTGGGTTAAAAGGATCATATCTATTGAAGTCACCTTTGGTCAATGAGTTATACAGTGACGCAATGATTTGACCACGAGTATTAGTTGATGCTGTTATTGTACCCGG